ACTTAGCAGCACCTTTCCACCCAGCCTTGCGGACAGTATTCTCAAACAAACCTATTTTGCCTTGATTTTCCCACGCCTGCTTCTGTTCAGGAGATACAGTGAATATGTCCTTATCAAGGTCAGGAGCTTCCACCACAGTTCGACCAAGAAGGTCATCGAGTGTCATTATATTAGAATCACTCTGCGGGACATCTCCCTTTTGAGTTTCAAGGAAATCATCTAAAGACATTATGTTTTTATCAGCCATATCTATTGTAGTTTACTGACATCTACTTCTATAGCACCAGTCTGTTTATTAAAACCAACAAACGGAACTAACCCGTTTGGAGTATCTATCAAGTCACCTTCTTCAAGTCCTAACACCATAGGATTAACTTTTCCCAAATACTTCTTGAATATCTTTGCAGCAGTTTCCTCTATCTCACTTTCAGGAATATCCTGCTTAACCAATATATCCATCAACTCTGTATTCATAAACTGTAGAGCTTCAGCTCTATCTTCTTTGGGAAGTCTCTTAGCACCAAACATCTTGCTTGTAGTTTGTCCATTCAAGAATTTAACCTTGACTACATCTTTTAATTTAGCGTTGAAAGTAGCCGCTGTAAGTCTTAACCATTTGTTACCAGTAGCCGCAGTCAACTTACCAGCAATCTGTGCTTCCATTATATCTCGTCTAAAATCAGCTATACCTTGTAAATCTAAAGACGTTGCTATTCCATCACCAGTATTGTCTATCCCTGTCTTATAGAATCTCGTAGATAAATCGTTGTAAATAAAAGGGTCATCCTTTGCCGTTATAGCTTTAGGTGCAGTCAATAATCGCCTAGAGGCAGTAGCTAAGTCTGAGGATATACCACCTATCAATCCAGCCTTTCCCCTTATCTCAGCTTCGTTTATATTTCTTAAAGTTACATTACCGTCTAAAACATTTATAGCAAAGTTCGTATCTTCTGTTTCAATTATCTTTTCATTATTCAACTTAGCAAACGCCTTATCTCTAGCTATCTTCTTAATTGCAAAACTCTCTTTAGTCAGTCTTACATCAGAAGGAACATCTTTATATTTGCCTTTCTCCTTTTGCTTTAATTCGTCAACCGCTACTTGAGGATTATTCTCTATATCAAAGTCTAATCCTGATTCTTTCCATTCAGCTTCAGTACTATCTATAAGTTTCTGAGCATCAGCTCTTGAATAAACACCTGAGTCAGCGTGTTTGTTAATCAGATTCTTCATATCTTGGAGCTTTGGGCCTTGCTGTCCTTCCGCTGCCCTGACATACTCTTCTCGCATAATGTCAACCTTATCTCCATCATTTGCTCTAGCTTGGTCTATTCTCCTATTATTAAGAGTTCTTCTTATGTTGAACTCGGTATTAAGAGCTAACCTCGCAAAACTCTTAGCAAACAACCTCTTGCCTTCAGCTGACTTTATGCCTGCTGCGTTCTCTATCCCTATCGTTCTAATCTTATCTGCAAAGAAATTAGGGTCTAAACTCTCGGATGTCTCTGAGTCTATATCAGTTTCCAGCAACTGACGTCTAGCATTGGTGTCAAACTTAGTAACTTCAGTCTCCATTGCTATCTTCTCAAAGTGTTGCTGGACTTTACCTATTGCCTCTAAGATACCCGAAGTATCTCTGTTAGCCTGTCCAGCGGATGCGATGTCAGTCCTTACACCTGGGCCTCCACCCGTAAACTGCCTTTGTGATTCAAGTCTTTGTATTTTAGCCATTATGTTCCTTTTTTATAATCTATCAAATATTTTAATACTGGTATCTAACAAAGACAGCCCTGCCCTAGCCTTAGAAGAACCTCTTGCCCTTAACCCAGCTAACTTATCTTGTCGTGCTTGATTCTCAAATCTACTAGCTTCTGAAGAAGCGTTTATGTTTCCTATGATAATATCTAACTCACCTTCGGCTATTGTCTCTTCAATCACAGCAATAGGGCTTCCTTCTAATGTAACTCCAGCTTTAGCGAATCTAGCAGTCTGGGTAGAGACAAAACTCTTTAATCTCTTGCGTTCACGCCTTGCCATTACCCCACGTCTTAACTTAGTCAGTTCGGCGTTCTGTCTTGATATATCAGCATTAAACGCCGCAGCGTTCTCTATCGCTTTACCTTCAGCTAAAGTGTTGAATATGTCTGCTATTCCTAGTCCAGCAGAAAGTAACATACCAGCACCACCGAATCCGCCAGTTGTGCTATTTGTTCCACCAACATTTCCAGCATCAAATCCTACTATCCCACCTGTAGCCATAATGTACTCCTTTATAAATCGTTAACTTTTGAATCTGCTATTACCCCTAATAATGTCATCGGCAACGGTTGAGCCTGCCGTATAAATATCTCCCGTTCTGAACTCCACTTGTGAGGGAATGGTTTAATCTTTAACCCTGTAAACAATGGCGGTGGCTGGTTCAATGGGTCGTTAGTCTTTCTGAATACTATAGTCGTTAGGTTATCTTCCTGCCCTACCTGAATCCCTAAAGACCGATATAGATTCAACATAATCCTGCTTATCTTACCAGTCTTACCACGCCCTGTGCCTAAAGGAGAGCCGTCAACTAATGGTAGAAACTTGATGTCAGAGTTATACCCTAACCCTATATGAACCTTTGCTGCTTTTGTGCTTATTGTTACAGCTCCACTAGCAACCAGAACGTCAGGTAACACAGCCCCGTCTGCTAAGACCTTAACTGTCTCACCCTCTAAGTGGTCAAGACCAGAGATAGCCGTAACCATTTCCCTAACCTCACCACCAGAAACGTATGTGGTGTAAGCAGTTCCGTCTATATCAGCATCGCTAGTATCAGTCAACTCAAAGGTGTTTGCAGCTTTATTCGCTACATTATAAAACTTGTTATTAAGTTCTGTCATTCCAACTACGTCAACTATCTTTATTTGTTCACCGTCACTAAATCCGTGACTGGCGGAGGTAACTACGACTGGTTTTGCTTTAGTTGCTGCCGTTATAGTCTTTGCAGTATCAAGACTTAACCCCGAATCAACCCCGAAGTAATCGTCTTGGTCAACAAACTTTTGGGGCATTACATATTCAACGAATCGCCTAGTAGTAGAATTTATCGTCCGTTTAACTATTAACCATACTTGGTCATCTCCAGTTAATCCTGCAATAACAGCTACACTCTCTGCTTTTGCTATGTCTGTCTGATATGTACCACCTAGAATCTGTCTAGACCACGCAATTACCTCTTGGTCAATCTGTCGGGTTAATGTTGCTATCTGCCCATCGTTACGGACTACCCATAATACATTGTTAGGAGATTGCTGGTAATCCATATCTTTAGCCCCGTCATCATCAGATTCAACACCTAAAACGTGGTCAGCTAAGATGTTCATATCTAACGCCCGTTGAGCGTCAATATCAAAGTCAAAACCCAACTCCCGCATAGTAGTTAAACTACGCTGGATATAATACACAAAGTTGCCTATTCTTTTAGGTTGTATTACAGCAGACCCATAACTCGTGTCTCTCTGAACAACAATGCTTGTTGGCGTTATTGGTTCGTTAGTACTACCTGAAGAGGCTGAGAATGTACCGCCAAACGTGCCTATCTGTAAAGCCTTCGGGCCTGAGGATAACCACCTGATTGCATTAACTTCCTCAGTAGCTATTGTATATGTGTAAGGGTCTGAAGCAGTCGCAGCAGCAAAGAAATCAGTGAATATCCGAATATAACTACCCCAAAACGTCTGAGGTTGGTTAGTGCTTCTAGCGTACACAAGTCTCTGCTCGTGGAAAGATACAACACCCGGGTAGCCTTCGTCAGCACTCCACGCACCTTCAGCCCAGTCTGTTGTAGCAGCAGGGCCTGTATTCAAGTCTCCTGCGGTTAAATCTTGCTTTTTCTGTACATCGCAATCATCAAGTACAGTCGTACTAGAATAACTGACAACCTTTACATACCCGTCTTTAACTCGCCATATAGATCCAACGTGGTTAGCAGTAAATATAGCAGCAGATGCTGTCAATGTTATTGCATCACCAGTATCAGCTGAAGGAGTTATAGTTGTAGCTGTTGCGTTTGTGTCTAAGAATGGGCCTCCTACAAAAGAAATCACCGCTAGACTAAAGGCATTAGCCGCTGTTCTTGATAATATCCTCGGAGCGTGGCTTGAATGTGCTAAGTACATGGTGTCGGCTAACTGAGCAAAATCAACGTCAAATAATTGTGCTGTTGTATATGTAGTCGTTACTTCAAGGACTTTCTTACTAACTCCCGCACTAGAATAAGTAGTATACCCAGTGCTGTCTATATCGTTTCCGTCAATATCCTCTAAGCTAAACGTAACTCCTGAATTGGCAACTACGTAAGTCTTTCCATTCACCTCGGTCATTCCAACAACTTCGGATATAACAACCCAATCCCCGTCAGAATATCCGTGTCCTGCCGCTGTAACAACCGCAGGGTCAGCTTTACTAATCCCAGTTATAGTTATGGAATCTTCAACTACACGCCCATTATTAGAATAGAACCGCATATACAGATTACCCAACTCAATGATGTATGTCTGAGTTGTGTTAAACACGAAATTGATTAACCTTGTAGCTAAAGAAGAATCTTTAACATCACCAACGAACTTAGTGCCTGGTCGTCTATCAGCACCACCAGCGTCAAGCAACAGAACGTTCTTTAATGTAGACGCACCGTTAGCATACTTGGAAATATCGCTTCTTGCTATTAGTTTAGGTGAGAATTCACCGCTTCCAAAATTTGTCTTGTTTGTAGTGACTCGTGCCATTTTATCTCCTTATTAATACCATCTCACGGGATACCAAGTCGAAAATCCTGTCTGGCCTATCAGCCTCCCAGACCCACCAACCCTTCTAGCACCTAACCAAGCAGACTGTCTTGGCTGTTGTGGTGTTGACTGCTGAGAATCCTCCGCCATAGCTTTAGGTAATTTCTTTGCTTCGTATAGATTATATAACGTCTCAGCCAATGGTCTTGAATCAGTTATTGCATTTGCCATTTTAGCCGCTAACAGCGTAGTAAACGCAGTAGCAAATGAAGGGAAGTACGACTGTGGGTTTTCATTCCTAAAAGTATACTTTATACTTAAACTAGACGTGTCAGATAATATCCTGTTACTCTCAAGCTTAATCACAGCGTATCGTACATTAGTGAAACTCAGCTTTAGCATATCTGAAGGACGGGCATAAACAACCGTCATTAAATCATCAGTAAACGCTGGAGTCTCATCAACAGTGCCTAAAACAGCTCTCTTCTGAGCAAACGTCCACAAAGACTCGCATAACACCTCCTCAAGAGTTAAGTCATACAGGGCATTACACAGTCTAGCGTTTGGGGAATCTTCACTTAATGATGTAATCCTATCAGTACCAATCTGACTTAAAGCATCGTTGCACAGACTTACTTCGCTTAAACTTGCCATAATAGTTCTTTCTCCTTTTCTAATATAATCAACCACACGAGAAACAATACCCCGCCAGTTGTGTGTAACAAAAAGTTAACCCCGCAGTTCAGCAACCCTGTTAATATAGCAATACAGGCAATTGGAGCGTACTTACTTCTAGGTATTCTACTAAGAAGACTTACTAAATATCCCGCAACCAGAGATAATCCAATCGCTCCCTGTTCGGCTAATAACTGTAAATACTCGTTATGGGCAAACGTCCACTTTGTATAAGATAGTCCGCTCTTAATAACAAACCTGTGTATCAAGGGAAACATAACCTTGAACTGTCCTACACCCATACCCTCTAAAGGCTTCTTAGTTACAACGTGTCTCCATATCTCTCCCCATACTGGGAATCTCTCAGGGCAGTATAACCTTCCCTCCATACCAAGATGAATAGCATATAACACAGCAGCCAAGCCTATAGCAAAAGATATTCCAGGGTTGTACCTATAAGTAATCCATAGAATAAAACATACAATAGCGAACATTGCAGGTAACTCACCACCCATACTCCCAGAGATTTTAACTCCCCACAGTATTAGAGGTATCAATATAAACCACCTACGTCTAAAGAACGCAGGTAAACACATCGCTAGAAACGCACCCGCCATGTTTACATTACTCAAGAAGCCAGTTACAACTCCCTTATAGCCACCAACCTGTAGGATGTTATGGATTACGTTTCCCTCAGACCCGATTGGTAAGATAAGAAACCATACCCCGCATTTATTCAATAGCATCATTAAAGTCTGGCATATTCCTATCACGCATATAGTGTTGAGTACCATAGGTATATAGTATCTATTTAACTTAGAGATTGAGACTTGATAAAGCGTTAAGAAGATAAATATCATTATCGTAGCGGAATAAGAAGCTGAGTTGTATGTCATTATAGTACGCACGACTGTCCATACAAAGAAAGCTTTAAGCCATGGATTGTCTAACAATACCATCATAATAAAGGTCATTGCAACTAGAGTAGTCAATATAACCTTACAGGCTCTAAAGTCACTAGCAAACTGCCAGACTCCCAGTGCCATTATAAAAATACAAATAGAGAAGAGTGAGGCTGTTGCCAGCCCCACCCGTTCATTCTTAGTTGGTGTAAGTAAATTCAACGTTGTAGACCTCCAAGTCTGCTGTTCCTGTTACGCCATCCGCTGCGTCACCTCTCCAAATCTCAACAGTGACATAATCACCGCCTGATAAACCCGTGAAATCGGTAGCTGGTGTCAAGGTAACTACATTAGGAGTCGTGGTTAAACTTAAAGCAACTGCTGTCTGCCCTGTTGCCGCAGCATCCCACACCTGTCCTTCTTTGTTTACATATACTTGAAAGTCAACCTGGTTGGCTGTAGAAATGGCTGATGATTCGCAGAATACTAAAAAAGCACCCGCAGAACTAAAGTCTGCTGGAACTCTGAAAGTAGCCTGTACTGGTGTAGTTTCTCCATCTGCCCAAACTAATGAAACTAAATTGTTGTCTTCCTCTAACCCTGGAGCAGTGGACGAAGATAATACAAATCCACTTTGTAGGTTAGGAATCATAAACTTAGTTATGGGTAGCTGTATCCTAGAGGAACTAGCCCCTATGATAACAGTTTTAGATGAAGTACCTCCACTAGCACTGACATCACCAGTTAGGTTGACTTGATTCGCAAAGCCTCCCCCTACTGTCGTGCCGTCTACTTGCAGGTCGATTGACGCTGCAAAGCTAGAAAATGCAAAGACCATCAGGAGTGTGAAAAACAAACATAATCTTTTCATAGCTCTCCTTTGGTTCTTAGTCATTAGTATAGAAAAGTAACAATTTAATCGTTCCTGTCATTGAAGCTCCTGCTGTTGTCAAAACTATCTGCGTGTCCAAGTTGTCTTCATCAGTCTCGTCAGTCTCATAAGCAATCCCGTCAACTACGTCAAACGATGTGCTAGCCACTGAAGAAGTATCCTGTGCTGATATATACCTTGCTGCTGTTTCTGCATCCCCAACGCTCATAGTAGTAGAACCACCTAAAGCGTCTGTTATTAACATTCCCGTTAAGATTATGCAACCCTTTGTCAATCTACCACCCATTGTGATAGTTGAACCTGCTACTAAGGTTGCAGCCTCGTAGGTGTCAACCATACACTTAACCCGCCCATCGAAAAGTCCAGGTTTAAGTATAGTTCCTGCGTCTATTAATGTTTTCTGTGCACCTTTAACTGCGCTCATAATCAATCCTCCTTTTAATTGTTATCCTTAAGATTCCAAACAAGCTATCTGCACGATTCTCTCTTCTTCTAACCTTGTCGCACCGATAGTCATTGACATAAACACTTGCCATAAGTAGTTTTTGTCAGCTCTCTCATCTATCCTAACAGAAGGTTCTTTCTGAATCGCTAACTGCATAGCTGCCTTGTGATAACAATATACTCCTCTTGTTGATGTGGTGATAACAGGTAATCTCTTGCTTGAGATTCTTACAAACTTGAATCCTAACCAAGTATCTATTTCACCATTAACTAATGCTTTAACTGCGTTGTAATCTGAAGAAGCTACTTCGTCTGTCTTCAATAAATCACTTACCTGACTAGGTGTACATACACAAACTCTATCCTCTGGTTCTACGTCTTCATCATCTAGAAGCTCTTTAGCACTAATTAACTTTGCTTTTGTTAAACCAGTACCGCCTACTGCTATCTTGAAACTATTACTAAAAGATGTCTCAGTCGCTCCTGCCTTACCCGTGTAAGCTGTTGCATCATAAGCTGCAACAATAACATCATCAATCTGCCTACCCGCTGCCATACCTGCTGAAACAGCATATGTACTCTTCGGGTCAACCAACATACTTAACTGGTCTTCCTTGTCCAATAGTACGTTGTGAAGATAATCTGCCTTGCCAATTCTACGTCTCTTATGGTCAGGGTCTATGCTCGGTGTGTCCTGATTCCTACTGGTCTTAAGTACCATTGAACTCTTACCATACTGTTCATAGAACTTATATTCACCAGTAAAGTTGGTGTCAACCATTACAGTAGACCGCAACTTCGTATCTTTCTGTTGAACTAATTGAGTGATATTGTCTTTGTACTGTTGCACAAAGGCTGTTGTAACTATTCCCATAATACCCTCCTTATCGGTTAAAATGCCAAATCCTTGTTAGAGTATCCGACAAGTCGGGTCTAACTGCACACGTTTTGGGTCTGCTCTCGCAGAGTGTCCAGTTGTTAAACCATTACAGGGGTCTTTCGAGTATCCCTATTTTGGTTTGTAAAACTTATACAAAGTATCCATTCTCGCTAGTGCTTCTTCGTGAAGCCTATCCTGATTGTTGAAATAAGCGTGTTTCGGATTATCCCTTATAGCATCAATCTCAGCCTTTGCCTCAGCTGGTGTCATTGCTAAATCACTCCTTCCTTGCTCTCCTAACACGTCCTCTCCAACCTTATTCGCTATATTAGACAAGAACTTTAAGATGTGTGGGTTGATTCCTCCACCGTCTTTAAACGCATCTATTGTCTCTTGTCCGCCTTGAGACTTAACTAATTGATTCACCTTAGATAGATTCTCGTCATACTTACCGCCCCATTCACCACGGAGTGCGTTCTCAGCACCTTCTCTCAATACCTTGTTGTTAGCGTCTAAAGCCTTTAATCCGTTAGTCTGTCTCTCAACCTCGTATTCCTGTAAGCCTCTTGCCTGAGTAGGGTTCAACTTCAACTTAACTGCAAGGTTCTTAAATGAATTAGCCGTATCGTCAGTCATGGTAATTCTGTCATCTGTACCCTCGCCTAACTTGACTATCTCAACATCTTCAACCTTGTCTATACATCCAATAGCTTTATAATACTCAGCTTTATCTGCATCACTTGACTTATCTGTTATCGGTAATATACCCTTAGAGCTTATCTTCTTCTCTAATTCAATATGCCCAACCATAGCCTCTTCGTTATTCTTATACCGCTGTGTAGTAGGATGATTCCTTACCTCGTCAGAGAATCCGCTATACCACTTGTCGTCCTTAACTACAGGTTCAACAACGGGTTCTACAACAGGCTCTACCACTGGTTCAACTACTGGCTCTGCTCCACCACCATCTTCTACAACCCCCATCACAAATGGATTTAAGGTGTCTCTCCCGAGACCTAACGTGTCCATTAAGTTCATCTTCTCTCCTTTTCTACTTCCTCAACTGGAAGCTCCATTAAGTTTATAATAGAGAGTAGAGCCATCCTCATACCCTCGTTCTTCTCTGTCTCACCTGACCTAGGTGAATATGTCGTCTTACGCCAAAAGAACCTGAGTTTTAAATCATCAAGCACCTGCATACCCTCTTCAGTTCCAAATGTCCTTAAGTATAGTCTCTTCCATCTCTTTAAGTCCTCTAGTGTATCTTCGTATGTCATTTGTCCTCCAATAAAGATATAAACTCATCCATCCTTCCATGAGCTAATGCAGCTGAGACAATTGATTTTATCTTATAGAACCTGTCATATTCACAGGCAGTACGCTCAGTCATGCTTATCAATCCATCAATATTCCTTAGAATACATACTAAATATTTATCTCTATCTGTTAGCATAACCCTCCTATACTCCGTATATTTGTTTATAATCCATCTTCAACTCTTTGCACTTCTCCTTCATCTCTCCAAACCCTCCACCTTCAAACTTAAGCATTAGATTGTTTATTGCAAGCAATGAGTCAATGTGCTTCCTGCTCAAGTTCATCTTCGAGTATTGACGTAACCCGCTATCTAACAACACACTATCAGCATAGTCCAACCCTTCAAATATCTTCTTATACGCTAACACACGCATCTTCTTGATGGTAGGTAACATCTTGTTCCTTATGATTATCCCTCTTTGCATCCTACTCCTTTAGGTTTTTACTCACTTCTGAGCCAGTTTTTGCTATCCCTGCACCACGTTCAACGGCTTCTAACTGTTGCTGTGCCGCCATCTGTTCTGCTCTCTGCTCCCTTATATCGTCAATATCCTCGTCACTACGTATCATATCAGGGTTAATCCTGCGTATCTTAGAGATGATATCAATGGTCTTGTCTCCGTCTATCTTGTCAATTACATTAGGAATGAATCCAGCGATTGCACCAGTCTCATTCAAGAAGTTCTGTATCTCAATAACCTCACTGTTCCTCTGTGCGTTAGCTAACTGCGAGATGTACTGTATATCTAAATCCTGTTCTATTACTTCGTCAGGGGCTGGTGGTAAGAACCCGCCACGCTGTAGTATCAAGAACACACGGGTTATCATTGGGTCAAATACCTCTTCTGTAAACCTACCAACTACAGGGCCTAACAACACCATGTTCTGTGCTATCCTCTCCCGTACTTCAGGTATCGTCATTTGCTTCTGTAAGTCAATGAACGACTGAAACACAGGTACATAGAACCCTTCTTGTATATCACGCTTGACTTCTTTAAGTAACTCAATACCAGCTTGAATGTTACCACCTGTCTCAATAGCCTTTACCGCATCACTAGCCTTCTGAGCCTTAACAATGTTTACAGCACCAGGGTTTAAGTCTAATGGTTGTATGAATCCAGTCTCAGTTATCATTATCGCAGGGTCAGTCCTCTTCATTGCCGACCTTATGTAATCCCTCTTAATAGCAGACATCATACGAATATCATCAAACACTGTCATTGCTGGACTCTTTCCCCACGGGTCACCAGCGTTCTTACTGAACCTGCCTGTATGATATGGCATCTCATCAAATCCACCTTCAGATAGTTTGTGTTCCTGCGTGACCTCTAGCCATATACTTGCGATTGGCTTATTAACCGCATCTATCTTTCCAGCTAACCTATCTGTTCTAGGTATCACAGCGTGGATTATCTGTATCTTCTTGTACCTCATCTGAGGATTCTCACTCTTCATTGCGTCCAATACAACCTTACCTGAGTCTCCACCCCATCGTCCAAAGACCTGCTGGGCTTCGTATTCAAACTTCCTGTATAATCCAATGATACGCCCTGCTGAGTCCTCTTCAATATAAAACTCCTGTATTGGTATTGCAGTAAACCGTACTCTGTGTTTAGCGTCAACCTCAGACATTATCGTTGCTGTACCAAAACAACCTGAATCTTCATAGAACTCGTGCATTGTAGGCTCGAAGTTAGTGTTGCTTAATGTACTGAACATCTCATCTTCAACGTCTTTAAACCATATCTGAACAGCTTTGCTCTCCATTATCCTGCGGTTCTTAGTGCCTAAAGAGAACCACTTAGTAGCTGGATTGGTCAGATGTGATGCAAACCCCGCAACCATAGTCTTTAATGAACGTATCGCTAGATTATCAAACACTTGGTTGAAGTCCTGCTGTTCCCCTGGTACTCTGTTCCGAGTTATGTAAGCCTTGCTAGGTAAACAGAAATTAGCTAAGTCTTGGAAATAACTCTCGTAGTTTGCCTTGTTAGACTTTAATACATTGACTCTTCGTATTATCCTTCCAATTCCAGTTGTTCCTATCATTTGACTTTCTCCTTAACTAAAAAGCGTTCTATATATTTCAAAGGTTCTTCCTCTCTAACCATTTCTATTAGATGTAATTCCCAAGCTGGGAGAAACTCAGAAGCCCACTCAAAGTGTCCATTTAGTTTACACTTGGTTCTTTTACCCTCACCAACTAACACAGAACCATCAAGCAAACATACTTCTTCCTCACCCCAAAAAGCCTTTGCGAAGTCGTGGGAGAAGAGCATTAGCATCTTGTTATCTGTCTTGGCAAGGAAATCATAGTAACCTTTATCATCCCAATCTAACTCACCAAACCTCATCTTCCAAGAACCCCAACTAAACCCACCCGCAACTGCCTTCTCTATCGCTAATTTGAGTATCTCTGCGTTTGTCATCTCTTATCTACCCACCATTTATCAGCTTTTAGCCCAATAACATTATAAGCAAAACTTAGCTTCTCTTTGTATGCCCTATTTAAATCATCTACTAAGTCAGGAGGGTTATCCCTCATTTGTCCATACTGACCATAGTGACAACGACAACAAAACTCCTTTAGTTTCGTGCCGTGCTTACACTCATCGCTCTTTCTTTCAGTCTTTGATTTCATCATCCTAACAACGATTTGCCTGATACTTGACTCTCTTCTAATGCAGAACCACTCGGCCCTGTTATCAACGACCTTGACCTGCGTCCTTTCTTCTTCCTCTCTCCCTCAACAGCCTCAGCAGCCTTTGCCTCAGCCTCTATCTCAGCACCCTCAATGGCTTTCTTCTGTTCCTTAAAAGCAATATCAGCATCACCTCTTGCCCTCTTAGCGGCTTTACGCTGTTGATGTGCCGACACTTGTGATGTTGTGACCGCTGCTGCCGTTGCTAATCCACCCGCTATAAGTACGGCTAAACCTGTCTCTATTCCCATATCATCCTCCTAGTCGCATATAAATAAATCTACCAAACGCTGTATCCTCTACCCTCATTTCCTTAAAGCCTAACTTACCGCACACTATTGTTGCTCCTCTGTTTCTTATATCATGGGCTGTCCATAACTCCGAAGATATGTACCTTAAAGCAAACTCACATACTAACTTGCCTGATATGTAAGAGTCCTTTATTGAGTTCTTGACTCGCATGTCCTTGTACGCATCTAAGAAGTATTCCTTATCAATAAGGTGGCTTATATATACACAGCCTGAAACAATCCCATCTCTCTTAACCTTCCACGCACAATGAGTCGTCAGCTCCAATACTTGCAACGCCTCGTTACCCGATACTTTGTTATACTTGTACTGCTTTGCCAAATCAACGATATACTGTAAATCATCAGTATGCTCTAGCTTTATATTGCCTTCTTCTAGTATAATATCGTACTTTATCAAACCACAGTCCTCATTGGTACTGTTGTCCTCTGACTCTGCCCTGCACTACCTGGCATCGGTGTGAACATCGGAACAGTTGTTCTCTTGTGTTCTTCACTGAACTTAACAAACTTATACTCTTTGTTCGTAGCCCACTGCATCATCTTGTATGCGTCACCTTTACCTGGTGACCTGCCTAGTCTCTCTTTTATATCCTTCTTCTCCTCTAACTGCAATAACCCTCGTGGATTAGTGAAGAAGGTCTCTTCCATTAAATCCTCCATTAGCTCTTTATCAGTATCATCAACAGCAGCTAAACCCTTTCTAGCTCTATGCTGAGTGATGAATGCCGCCTCTGCTCTCTGGTTCTGGTACAGCTTACGGCCTGCTTCCTCAACCTCAGACGGTGCTGAACCGTGAAACTTCAGTATCTCAATACCCTGTCTATACGCAGGACTCAACAACATCAGCTCTTGATACACGCCTATCCCTATGCCGTCACAGTCAACAACAATGAAGTTACCGTCATAATCCCTGCATAACTTAACAGCTCTTACTGCCTGAACGCTAGGTGACATATTAGGTACTGCTTCCTTGTGTATTACCTCGCCACCCTTACCAACACAGAACTCGTTCATATCAAAGCCTTCTCCTGCTGGGTCAATAGCAACGCCACAGTTAATAGAATGCTGTGCTAAGAACCCGTGTCGCTCCTTCATCTGCTCCATATCACGCTCAGTTATAACATTATTGATTGATTCACTTGGGAACAGACCCAACACACGCACCCTACAGAAGTCTGAGTCCTTACCGTAATCATCAATCCAGCGGTTTAACTCGTCCTTATTGGACATCTTACAGGTACGGGAGTCTATCTGTGCTGTTAACCATCGGTGTTTAAACTTATAGAAACAACTCTTGAATCGTCCTGTACTCCTTGTAGGGTTACCAAACACACACCAGATAATCTCAGTTTCCTTATCTGTCATTGCACCTTCTGCTACTTCCCAGATAATATCAGCTATGCTTGAAGCCTCATCAAAGATTAGCAATACTCTCTTACCCTGATTATGTAATCCTGCAAATGCTTCTGGCTTATCCTTTGACCACGGTATCATATCAACTCGCCACGTCTTCTCGTGTTCTGGTAATACAGAGTAAATAGCAGTTGCAGTTAACTTAAACCAATGCTTGGCTATGAACATCCTGTGCCATTTAGCCAACTCAGCCCAAGTCTTAGTCTTTAACTGTGTCTCAGTGTTAGCTGTTACTATTCCCCGTGTATCTTCAAAGGTGGCTAATGACCAATGAATTAACCATACAGCCATTGTTCCCTTACCAATACCGTGACCTGATGCTCTTGCTATCTTAATCGGGTCGTAAGGTTGTCCTTTTAATTTCTTGCCTATTTCAATGAGCGTTTCTTCCTGCCATTCATCTGGCCCGTCATATCCTGCTAGTTCTCCCTTACCCCATGGATAAGAGTAAAGAACAAAGCCTAAAGGGTCATTAGTAAACCCTGCCATGTCATTTACGAGTTCTTTATTTACCTCAGCCTCTATTAAGGGCATCCGTTACTCTCTTCCTAGCTTCACTTAAACTAGTTGCAGTTAAATGATAATGCTGTGAATTGTCAATGTTTAGTTTACCATCGCCTTCTATCTCTTTGCGTAATTGTTCAATAATATCAACCTTATCTTTCTTTGAATCCTTTGCTTTTCTTAGTTCAACTTGTAGTGCTTGTATCCTTTTAGACTTTTCGAACTCTCTGTCTACTTTTAGTAAAGTTTTATTTGTTATAAGTATTTGGGAGATACGGCGTTCTGTCAGATTGTATTTTACCCCTACCTCCTTTATTGTCATTGCCCCACTAAGCCAATCATAACAGATTAAGAGGTCTCTGCGTTTATTGTATCCTACTATTTTATTAAGTTCTGGTAATTTCATATCAATTAAACCCTAACCATCTGGTGAACTTGCTCCAGAACCACCGTACCTTGTATCTAGCACAGCATGTCTTTAATACTAGCTCATCTACTGATTTGAATTGTCTTTTCATATCTTATAAATACGGCGGTTTGCAAAGTTAGCCTCACTTGCCATAAACTACTTCACCACAAAGCACTTTTATAAATACAGTCGGTGGCAGTTGGTCTGCAATATCTTGAATAACCAATCTGGTTAGTAGTTACCCTCTGTTATCAGGCATATCCCTGC